ACTTCTACAATAAGAGTTTTTATTCAAAATAGTTCCTCGGACACAATAAAGAGAACTTATAAACAGGTTGAAAATATTGGAAATGTTGGATCAGAAAGTGAAGTTTATCTCCTACAAGAAATTGAAGATGAACGTTATGAACTTATTTTTGGTGACGGAATATTTGGAAAAAAACCGTCAAATCAAAATGTCATAACAGTTTCTTATATTGTATCAAAAGGAAAAACTGCAAATGGTATTGGTTTATTTTCATTTGCAGGAAAAATTCTTGATAATAATGGAAATAATATTTCTTTAGGAATTTCTAATTTATCAACTATTCAAGTATCATCAGGTGGTGATGATATAGAATCGACAAGTTCAATAAGAAATTATGCTCCAAAATCATATGCAGCACAAAATAGAGCAGTAACAAAATCCGATTACGAAGTTATAGTCTCCAAAGTATTTCCTGAAACAGAAGCAGTAACCGTATTTGGTGGTGAGGAATTAAATCCTCCACAATACGGAAACGTTTTTATTTCAATTAAACCAAGAAATTATAATTATATTTCAGATATTACAAAAAGAAAAATTGAGAAAGATTTAAAAAGATATTCAGTAGCTGGAATTAATGCTAAAATCTTAGATTTAAAGTATTTGTTTGTTGAAATTTCCTCTTCGGTTTATTATAATTCAAATCTAACGATTTCAGTAGATGATTTAAAAACAAAAATTATTTCTGCAATTACTTCTTTTTCAAGATCTTCTGATTTAAATCAATTTGGAAGTAAATTTAAATATAGCAAATTTTTGAAAATAATTGATGATGTTGACCCAGCAATTACATCAAACATAACTGTTCTTAAGATGAGAAGAGATTTAAGAGCACTTTTAAATACTTTTGCGGATTATGAAATTTGTTTTGGAAATCAATTTCACTTAAAATTTGACAGTTCTGGTAATCGTACACCATTTAACATAAAATCAACGGCATTTAAAGTTAGTGGTGTATCTGGAGACGTTTATCTTTCAGATTATCCGAATCAAGATGGAATCAAAGGGACAATTTTTATTTTTAGAAAAATATCTAATACTGAATATCAAATTGTAAGAAATAATGTTGGAACAATTGATTATATAAAAGGAGAGATTATTTTAAACGCATTAAATATAATAAGTACTCAAATCATAAACCCAGAGAATATTATTCAAATAGATGCAATTCCTGAGTCGAATGATGTAATTGGATTGCAAGATTTATTTCTGCAATTAGATACAAATTCACTCAAAATAGAAATGATACCAGATACCATGACTTCTGGAGCAGATACCTCTGGGTCTTCATATACAAGAACCTCTAGTTTTTCTAACGGACCAATAAGTAGATAATATGATAGAAACAAGAATATCGGCTAAGACTGTTGTAGAAGGGCAAATACCTCTTTTTATGCAAGAGGAATATCCTTTATTTGGCCCATTTTTAAAACAATACTATGAATCTCAGGATCATTTTTCATCACCGATAACAATTGTAAAGAATATTGATCAATTTTTAAAGATTGGCACTTATACCTCTTTAATTATTAAAAATGAAAACACTGTAACTACCCAATTTGTAGATTATACAGATTCTATAATTTATGTTGAGAGTACTGCTGGTTGGCCAGATAGATATGGGTTGTTAAAAATAAATGATGAAATAATAACATATACTGGAACTGGAAGTACCTCTTTTAATGGATGCATTAGAGGTTTTAGTGGAATTACAACTTATAATTTCTACGGCAAACAAGTTAGTTATGAAACAACCGAAAATAATATTCATGAAGTAGGATCAAATGTAGAAAATTTAAGTACTCTATTTTTAAAAGAGTTTTTTAAACAAATTAAATCACAATTTTTGCCCGGATTTGACAATATAGACTTTTATGGAAACCTAAAACAACCAAATCTTTTAATTCAATCGAAAGATTTTTATTCTACAAAAGGAACACCAGTTGCAAACAATATCCTCTTCAAATCATTATATGGAGAAGAGGTAGAAACAATTAAGCCGCAAGATTATCTGTTAAAACCCTCTGCAAATGATTACAGACTTGTAAGGCAACTTGTAGTCAGTCCAATAACTGGAGACCCCTTGGACCTTTCTGGGGGCACTTTATTTCAAGAAGTAACTACTTCGGTTGGAATAAGAAGTTCATATGGATCTGTTTCAGATGTTGAACCTAACTTTAGAGGTAGTTCACCATATTATACTATAGATGTTGATTTTGGATATGATAGAGATTCCAGAACTTTTGGAAGTATCGTAGGAAATTTTCAAGTTCATCCAATTACAAAAGTTGTAAGTATTGCTTCTTCTTCACTTTTTGTCGATTCTACTGTTGGATTTGCAAATTCTGGTTCAATACAAGTTGATGATGTAATAGTTACATATAATCAAAAAACAAATAGTGAATTTTTAAATTGTGTAGGTATTTCCACAGTTACTGTTGGAGAAAATGTGATAAGTTCAGATTATATAACCTATGGGTTTGATTCTGAGGGAAATAGAATAGAAGTTAGAATAACAGGAGTTTTAGAGAAATTAAACGTAAAAGAAGAAGATCAAAATTATTATCAATCCAATGATCCAGTTTTAATAGAAAGTTTAGGGATTATAAAGGATAAAAATGATTCAAAATTTAATTCTTGGAAGTTTAATACTTCAACAAAATTTAATGTAAATTCTATTGTTTGGAACGGTCAATACTTTGTTGTTACTTCTTATGATGATCATAATTTATATCTAAACGATGACATCCAGTTCGTTAATAAAATTAATAACAATGTTGTTTTGGGAAAAGTAAGAAAAATTATATCAGATAAAAAATTTCAAGCATCTGTAGATTTAGATCAAAATTCCTCTACTTTACAAAATCAATACTTTGTTAGAAGATCTTTAAAAATTTCTTCCAATTCTCTTACTGAAAATAGATTTAAATTAGATATTCAAGATGTCTATGATAATGAAAGTGATGTATTGGTCACATCTGCTTCTTTACCTTCTTATTTAATTGAAGCAACAAATAGAAAAAAAGATATAACTATTGCTGGCATTACAACCGTAACACAATTAACTATTCCAAATCATAATTTTTATAGTGGGGATCTGGTATATGTTTTTTCTTCAACTTCTATTGTTGGTGAAAACAGAAATTATGTTGTAAAAAGAATTGACTCTAATAGTATAAAATTAGCATTAAGTAATTCAAATATTACTAATGAATTATACTATGAGTTTTCAAATCTTACCAACTCACCAATTATTCTTACTTTAGTACCATTAGATAATTTTAATAAGCAGTTAACGTCTCAAAAATTAGTTAGAAAACTTGATAGACCAACAGAGTCTTTAATAAAAGAAAAAACTGTCTCTGATGGTAGATTGGGAATTCTTGTTAATGGTGTAGAAATATTAAATTATAAAGCAAAGGAAGTTGTATATCATGGACCAATAGAATCTATTGATATTTTGGATGGTGGAGAAGATTATGATGTCATTAATCCTCCAATTGTGAATATCGAAGATTCGACTGGAGTTGGAGCAACTGGAAGATGTGCTGTCAAAGGTTCTTTAAAATCAATTGAAATTATTGAAAATGGATTTGATTATCTAAATGTTCCCACAATCAATATTAGTGGTGGTAATGGATCTGGTGCAGTAGCAGAAGCAAAATTATCTCAAATTTATCATGATATTTATTTCAATGCGGCTGGTGTTTCAACTTCTTTAGGTGGATTTATAAGCACCACATCAAATTTTATAGGATTTAATACGGAACATAAATTTAACAACGGCGAAAGCATAATTTATAACTCATTTAATGGAACTAAAATTGGAATCGGATCAACATCTGGAGATGTTTCTACAAAATTATATTTACAAGATAACTCAGTTTATTTTGTGTCCGTTATTGACGATCAAAAAATCAAATTACATAATAATGAAAATGATGCAATTAAAAATGTTAATGAGGTTAATATTACGTCTCCGGGAACTGGAAATCAAAGAATAAGAGCAACAAGAAGAAAAAATATTCTAACTTCAATTAATGTAATTAATTCTGGATCCGGATATGAAAATAAACTAAGAACAGTAAATTCACTCGGAATTAACACCGCAAATAATAGTATTAATATTTCAAATCATGATTTTAAATCTGGTGAGATAGTAACATATTCAACATCAGGTACACCAATTGTAGGATTAGATACTTCAATTAACTATTACGTAATTAAATTAGATGATGATAATTTTAGATTAGCCGCGGCTGGAATTGGAACAACTGTTTCAAATTCAAATTATCTCACAAATCAGTATGCAATACTTAAAACAAGAGGTAGTTCTACACATACCTTTAATTATCCACCAATTACAGTATCTATAAATGGAAATGTTGGAGTTAGTAGAACTACTATATCTAAATATCAAGCAATAGTAAATCCAATATTTAGGGGATCAATAACATCCATTCAAGTTACTAATGGAGGAACTGGATATGGATCTACAGACATTATCAATTTTGATAAGCAACCATCTATTATTTTGAATAGTGGATCTAATGCTGTTCTTAAACCGATTATTGAAGATGATTACATAAAAGATGTTATTGTCTTAAATTCTGGAAAAGATTATAACTCCAGCCCAACATTCACTTTTAATGGTGGTGGAGAATATGCAAAACTTTCACCCACCATTATAGATGGAAAAATTACATCTATAAAAGTTGTAAATGGTGGAATTGGTTTTTCTACAAATAAGAGTGATATTGTTATTAGTGCAAGTGGAAAAAATGCGAGAGTTAAAGCAAATATTAAAAATTGGACAATTAACTTAGTAGAAAAATATAAAAATCTTTTCTCACAATCCACAGATGATGGTTTAATTATTCCCGGAATTAAAGATGGACTTCAATATGTAAATTTATTTGTCCCAAGAAAACTTAGAGAAAATTTACCATCAAAAAATAATGATGGATCAAATAATTATAATAAATATGATCTGGTTTTTGATACTTTTGAACGATTATCGACATTTCACTCTCCAATAATTGGTTGGGCATATGATGGAAATCCAATATATGGTCCATATGGATATTCAACAGAAACTGGTGGCGAAATTAGAGCAATGGTTTCTGGTTATCAACTTCTTCCACAATCAGATAGACCTGAGGGATTCTTTGACGGATTCTTTATAGAAGATTATACATTTACGAACTCTGGAGATCTTGATGAACATAATGGAAGATTTTGCAAAACACCGGACTATCCAGAAGGTGTTTATGCTTATTTTGCAACTATTAATCCAGAGTCAGACGGATTTGATACCTCATATCTAAATTATAGAAGACCCGTGTTTCCATACTTAATAGGAAACACCTACAAATCAAAGACAAATCAATTTAACTTTTTGCCTTCATCAAATCAAGAGAATTTTGATTTAACAGAAGGTAATTATATAAAAAATACTTATCCATATAAATTGAATAACGTTCAAAGCGAATATGAGTTCATAACTCAACCATTTAAAATTTCACAACAACTCTCAGTAATAGATGCAACTTCTAAAGGATCTGTAGAAAATATTGGAATAACAAGTATTGGTAAAAATTATAAAGTTGGTGATACTATTGTATTCGACAACACAGATACTAATGGACGAGGTGTTATAGCTAAAATTAATGAAGTTGTAGAAAGAAGAGTACTTTCATTAGAATCTGGTGTTAATATTTTAGAAAATGTATCTTTAAATGTTTTAGATCGAATTGGTAATATTGAAGGCATAACAACAATTCCCCATACACTATCAAATCTCGATATAGTTAATATATCTAAAATATCAGATGAAAGATTCTCAAATCTTTCCGGATTTTATGGTATTGATGTTTTAGATAACAAATTTACATTATCTGTTGGTGTTGGAACTACAGGAATAACTGGAATAACAACATTTTTATACTTTGTCAATAGTGTTAATGAGGATAATTTAACAGCAAATGATGTTTTAAAAATTACGAATCCTGGTGTTGGAACTGAAAAGTTATTAGTTCTTGATGTAGACTCAGTTTTTAATCGAGTAAAAGTTAAGAGAGAGCACGATGGCACAACTGGATATGCATATAGTGCTTATACAACTGCAATTGAAGATCCAAGACGGTTTACGTATAGCAGTGGATTATCTACAACGTTGACGACATCTTACAGAAGAAAAATTTTCTTTAATCCCGAAACATCTGTAGCAATTGGAACTGTTGGATCTGGAACAACAATTAATATTCCATATGGATTTAATACTAAAGAAAAATTTGTTCCATTACAATCAATTTATCTTCCAAATCATAATTTAATTACTGGACAAAAATTGATATACTCAAACGAAGGAAATACGTCTATTTCGGTTTTTGATAATATTTCCGGAAATAGACAACTTTCAGAAAATTCTGAGGTCTATGTTGCCAAATTTTCTGATGATTTAATTGGAATATCAACACTTCCTATAGGAATAGGATCAACCGGCGGATTTGTTGGAATTGGATCAACTGCAAACGTTCTTTATTTTAATGCAGTTGGTTCTGGAGTTTATCATAGTTTTAAAACACAAGAAAATGAATTAACTTCTAGTATTCAAAAAGTTATTTGCACTTTAACGACAAAACAAAATCATGGACTATCCAAAAATGCAAAAATTAATCTAACAGTTTTATCGGGAATTACAACTTCAATTGTTATTAAATATAATTCCGCAAATAGAAGGTTAGTTGCAAATCCAAAATCTTTTGGGTCTTCTGGCATTAATACTTTGACAGATGCCATTATAATATCCGATCATAATTATAAAACTGGTAATAAGGTAATTTACACATCTTCAAACCCTGCTACTGGATTAATAAATGATAAAATTTATTATGTTGTAAGAATCGATAAAGATTCATTCAAATTAGTTGATAGTTTTTATCAAACTACAATTTCAAATCCAAATTATATTAATATAACTGGCACAGGATCGGGACATGAATTATCTGAAGTAAACCCACCATTAGAATTATTTAATGGAAATACAGTAAATTTTGATTTATCTGATTCTTCACTATCCGATTTGAATGGTGGAACAAGAGTTCAATCTTTTGATTTTGATTTGTATGAAAGTTCTTTATTTACAAATAAGTTCATAACATCTTTAAGTTCCGACAATTTTGAAGTTAAAAAAATAGGAACGATCGGGGTTACTAATGATGCTAAACTTACTCTCAATGTAAGTAATAATGTTCGTCGAAAACTCTATTACAAATTAACTCCTCTTATTGGAAAAACATATCTGACTAAAGAAAAATCTGAAATAATTATTGATGAAGATGTGTTTGATTTTAATACTGTTAATATTGTTAATAGCAAATTTAATGGATCACACACAGTTACTGGCATTGGAAGCACTACTTTAACATTCAATTTGGAATCTTATCCTGAGAGACTTTTTTATACTGAAAACAATTCACTAATTGAGTATAAAACCAAAGAAATTGATTCCATTGGATCAATATCCAACATCGAAATATTATTTGGTGGTGTTTCATATGAGTCTCTTCCAGGAATATCTTCAATAACGTCCGCAAATGGTAGTGGTGCGATATTATCACCAAAGAGCAACAATATTGGAAAAATTATAAAGTCTACTGTTCAAACTCCAGGATTTGAATATCCATCGGATCCAACATTAAAACCAATTGCACAACTTCCAACAAAGTTGCAAATTGAACAACTATACACCATCGAATCTGTTGGTTTATTTTCTGGTGGCAAAAATTATTCGGTTCCCCCATCATTTATCGTAATTGACTCTGTGACTGAAGAAGTAAACCCAGAAGTCAAACTGCAAGCAGACTTAAGTGGAAATACTGTAAGTAATGTTCGTATTTTAGAAAATACAAAAACATTATATGGATCACCAAAAATACTTGCAGTTAATAATAACAATGGTATAGGAATTACAAACATATCATTTAATTCAACCACTAAAATTGTAACAATAAACCTTGCTACAGGATTTAGTACATCTAAACAATTTCCTTTTAAAGTTGGTGGAAAAATTTTAATTGAAGGTATTGGAATTGTTTCTACAGGATCTGGGTATAATTCTTCAGAATACAATTATGAATTATTTACTTTAACGGGTGTTACAAGTGCAATTGGTGGATCTACCGGCGTTTTAAATTTTAAACTAGACAAAGGTATAAATCCCGGAATTTTTTCTGAACTAAATTCATTAAATAATGGTACCAAATCTTTTGGTAGGATAGTTCCAGAAGAATATCTTCCCATATTTAATCCTACAATTTCTTTTGGCACATTTAAATACAATAAAGGAGAAGATATTTATATTGGTAATGAAAAAGTTGGAACTGTAATTAATTGGAATCCGGTTTTTAAACTTTTAAAAATTAACTATACACCAAGAAAAATTTTACCTGGAGAAATAATTCGTGGGGGTGCTACTGATAATAGAGCAATAATTGTAAATGCTTATTCTTCAAATGGCGATTTTACAGTAAATAGTTTTAATCAAAAATTAAAAGACTATAGTAAAGATACTGGAAAACTTAGTACTTTTCTTCAAGTTCTTCAAGATGGTGATTATTATCAAAATTTTTCATATTCCTTAAAATCAAAAGTTCCTATTGAAAAATGGAATGATAAAGTTGATTTGCTTACTCATACATCGGGATTCAAGAAATTTTCCGATTTGCAAGTAATATCAGAACCTAATGCGTTTTTGAATGAAGTTATTTCGGAAACTTCATTATTAATTGATATTATTCAAGAAAAAGATTTTGATTGTTATGAAAATTTTGCTTTTGCAGATGAGTTTACAAAGTCATTCAATAATTCTTTAGTTTCAAATGAAATTTATTTTGATTACTTAAAATTACTTGATTATACTGAATTTAAAACAAATAGAGTATTAAAAATTGATGACATATCCTCACAATTTGATGATACGCCCAGTATTTTTAACTATGCTGTCGTAGGAACATTTGATATAACAAAATATAATTCTGCACAATTTTATCTATTAATAAAAGATACTCGTTACTATGGGGAAAAAGAAATCATAATTGTCGATGTTATATATGATAATTCAAATGGTTATTTAACGGCGTATGGAAGAAATGAAACTGTTTTGGATTTGGGCGATTTTTCATTTAGAAGATCTGGTAATAATGGTGAAATTTTATTTTATCCCAAAAAATATCAATTCAATAGTTATAATATTTCAAACGTTCATGTTGATATTGCAAATACAGGAAGCACTGCAATTGGATCAACCTCTCTTGGAAATGTTGTAAGTTTTTCTAGTACGGCAATTAATATTGCATCTTCACCAACTCCAATAGCAAACACTTTTGTTTCAATATCAACTAACACATACTCATCATCTAAAATTATTTTTTCCGCTAGCAACTCAAATGATGAAATTCAATTTGGGGAAATAAATATTACACATAATGGAAACGACGCATCATATCAAATATTTGCCGAGTTAAAATCTGGAGATTTTAACCCAATTTATGAAAATGGAAATCTTGGAGATATAGATGTAACTACCTCCAGTGGAAATGTCTTGATTAGATTTACACCAAAAGAAAATATGGATGTAAATATAAGAGCTTTTTCAATCTTAATGGGAGGAAGTTCTTCAACTGGTGTCGGATCTACTGTTCTTTATAAGGCAGAATTATCTTCTCATTATGTTTCAATCGCATCGTCCACTTCTCCAGTTGAAACACCAATTGCCGGATTTACTTCTAGTTTGAATGATGGTGCTCATTATTATGTACAAGTTCATGACACAACTAACAATAGAATTCAATTTTCGGAAGTAATTTTGATCAATGATTCAGAATATAATCCTGCAGTTAATGAATATGCAGTTGTAACTTCAAATGTTCAACTTGGAACAATTGGTGCTGCAAAATCAACATCAAATACCAACTTAACATTTACGCCTCTTCCAAATATCGATGTACAGGTTAGAACATATCAAAAAACACTATCAAATATACCAAAAATTAACGCAATATCTGACATTGATTTAAATTGTGCTTTTATTGAATCTGACACAGAATCTTTATTTTTTGAAGGTATAGAAATCTCAACTAAAAAAGAATTTGGTCTTGCTCATAGATCATCACCAATATTCAAAAAGATTTTTGATGGGTCATCTTTATCAGTAATTGATATTGAATCAAACACTATAAGAATACCCAATCACTTTTTTGTAACTGGAGAAAAAATTGATTATTCTTCAAGTTCTTTAGATACTAGAATTGGTATTGGATCAACTTTTATTGCGGGTATAGGAACAACATCTTTTCTCCCATCTACCATTTACGCAGTAAAATTAAGTGACAGTTTAATTCAAGTTACGGATACTGCAGAAAAAGCACTTAAAAAAATACCTGAGATTTTAAATATAAGTTCTGTCGGAATTGGAACATCGCATGTTTTTGCATCAAATTATAAGTCAAATTCTAAAGCACTGATATGTATTGATAATATAATTCAAAGTCCAATTATACCAACAAATAGAATTACTTCATTAAGTTCAAATGTCGAGGAATCAAATGGATTTAGTTTTATTGATTTGGACGATGTTACAGGATTTTATGCTAGAGATTTAGTTAAGATTGATGATGAATTTATACTTTTATATGATATTGGAATTGGGGGAACAAATAGAGTTTATTGTCGTAGAGAACAATTTGGAACTATTGGCACATCTCACAGTTTAGGAACAATAGTTACCAAATATTCTGGAGATTATAATATAGTAAATGATGTAATTTATTTTATAGAGGCACCTCATGGAGGTGATCCAAATAATTCAGAAAGAGAATCGAGTTTTCAAGGAAGAATTTTCTTAAGAAGTGAACCTGTTGGATCTTCTGTAACCGCTTACTATAATAATTACGTATTTGACGATATTTCAAATCAATTTAATGGCATTAGAGACGTTTTTCAGTTAACTTCTCAGGGAGAAAATATTTCCGGAATTGTTTCTAGTAGTTCTGTTTCCGCAGGTATTCTTCTCATTAATAATACATTTCAAAAACCAAAATATCCTGCAGCAGGAATTGCACAAACCTATACTTATGAAGTTATTGGAAGTTCTGGTATTTCTAGTGTTCTTTTCAGTGGAAATAAAGTTGGATTGACGACAACAGGATTAACCGGACCAATGAAATTTGATATTAATACTGCAGGTATTCCGAGAGGAGGAATTGTTGTTTCTGTTGGATCAACGCAAGGATATGGATTCCAACCGTTAGTTTCTGCTGGAGGGACTGCGATCGTTTCTATTGCTGGAACTATTCAATCAATATCGATTGGAAATAGTGGATCTGGATATAGGCCCGGAATTCAAACATCAATCGTAGTTTCTATAGCAACTTCCGCAGGAAATATATCAATTGGAACTGCACTTGCTAACAATGGGCACATTGTATCAATCGCAGTAACTAATATAGGTTCTGGATATACCACCACAAATCCACCAGAAATTATAATTGATGCTCCATTAAACTATGAAAATATTTCATTAATTTATGATTCATCAAATACTGGTGTAGGAACTGAATGCTCCGCAAATATTGTAGTTGGATTTGGCAACAGTATTACGGAGTTTACTATTATTAATAGTGGATATGGATATTCGACCGGAGATATTTTAACTGTTCCAATTGGAGGATCAACAGGAATTCCGACATATGCATCTTTATCTTATAGGCCGTTTCAAATTACTGTTGATGAAGTATTCAATGACAGTTTTAGTGCTTGGTATCCTGGACAATTTGTTGTTTTAGATGATTTTGATAGTGAATTTGACGGATCAAAAAGAACATTTAAACTCAAAGAAAATGGTGAATTGCAAAACTTTATTTCTGCAAGAGGATCTTCTCTACAGTTGGATCAAAATATACTTATTTTTATCAATGATATTTTACAAGTTCCTGGAGAATCTTATAAATTCGATGGTGGTTCTCAAGTAGAATTTTATGAACCGCCAAAGTTTGATGACAAAGTAAAAGTATTATTCTTTAAAGGATCTGATGTAGATGTGAATGAAGTAGAAGTTGAACCAACAATAAAAGTTGGTGATAAATTAACTTTAGTTGACAGACTTAGATCTACTAAAGATACTTATACTCAATCACCTAGAGTTGTTTCTGAAATTTCTTTTATAGATGCAGTATTTACAAATCCATATTTTGGTCCCGGAATTAATTCATTATCAAATGTAAATAGAACTATAGAATGGTGTAAGCAAAAAGAAGATTTTTATTTGGATGAAACTCTTATTTCAAAGAGTAGAGAAGAGTTAAATTGTAATATTTTTCCAATCACAAACATTATCAGTTCTGTTGGAGTTGGAAGTACAGTTATTTTTGTCGAAAATACAAGACTTTTATTCAATTATACTCCAGAAATTTTGCCAGCATCAAAGCAAATTTTGAATATTATCAACCAAAACGAAAAGCAAAATGCTATTGCTACTGCAATAGTTTCAATAGCCGGAACAATTTCAAATATTATTATCAGTAATGGTGGAGTTGGGTTTACAACAAATCCAACAATTTCAATTTCAACTCCTTCTTCTGGATCAGTTGCGATTGCGACCTGTACAATTAGTGGAATTGGAACAATTAGTTCTGTTACAGTTACAAATCCTGGATCTGGATATACAACATCAAATCCCCCAAAAGTTTTGATTGAGTGTGATCCACTTACAACTGAAACAATAACAAATGTATTATATGAAGGTGATTTTGGCATAATTACTGGAATAGGTACAACAAATATATCGGGATTATCTACAGGCATTACTTTTGACTTTTTTATTCCAAAAGATTCGGTTTTAAGAAATATAAATGAAGTTGGGTCGGCAGTTACAATGTCTGGTATTCAAACTGGATATTATTTTGTGATATCACAATCTAACATTGGAAGAGGAATAACATCTTTAAATAATGATTCAACAATTTTAGGTATAGGATCAACGTATGTCGATAATGTATACCAAGCATATAAAGTTGAAAACGTGGTTTCGCCAGCAATTGGAATTGGTAATACTAATGAAATATTGAGAGTTACTGCAAATGTATCCTCCTTTAATAATTTAACTGATACTGGAACTAGTCAAATTTTTGGTAGATTTAGTTGGGGAAGAATATCTAATATAGATAGAGGATCTTCTCCACAAATTTTTAATGTTGATTTAACTAACGGCATATCAGGATTAAATACCGCACCATTGATCATAAGAGCAACTCCAATGAGATCACTATATACATCATAAATAAGTAAAAAACTTAAATGTCTGCGATAATCACAAACCAATTTAGAATATTAAATTCTGAAAATTTGATTGCTGGAATAGCATCGACAAGTTCAAATAGCTACTATGTCTTTTTAGGATTACCAAATCCATTACAGGTAGATTCGAATTGGGACACATCAACTCCTAGTCCAGTAGATAATTTTGACCAATATAATAATTTTTGGGATACTTTAATTGCTTTAAAAAAATTAAATGATTCTGACATTTCAAAAGTTATTAGAAAAATAACTTGGACATCTGGAACAACTTATGATATGTACAGGCACGATTATTCTGCCAATAATCCAGCTCCAAATAGTGGGGGAACAAATTTGTATGATGCAAATTTTTATGTTGTAAACAGTGATTATAGAGTTTATATTTGCATTAATAATGGCACAAATCCAGAAAATCCTTCTGGAAAACCATCAATTGATGAACCTCTTTTTGTTGATCTTGAACCTCGATCTGCTGGTGTTAGTGGTGATGGTTATGTGTGGAAATATTTGTTTACAATTAAACCATCGGAATTAGTAAAATTTGATTCTACTTCATATATGCCGGTTCCTAGAAATTGGTCATCAAATACAAATGTCGCATCTATACGAGATAATACATTAGTGAGTGAACAAATAAAAACTGTTTTAATCACAAATAGGGGGCAAGGTTATACTCCAAATACTTACAATAACGTTCCAATTAAAGGGAATGGAGTTGGTGCGATTTGTTCTGTTGTTGTTGGTGCTGACCAAAAAGTTTCATCAATATCAATAACAAATGGTGGATCTGGATATACATATGCAACGGTTGATTTAGAATCTGCTGGGATTGTAAATGGATCAACAGACAAAGATGCGGAATTTACAGTGATTATTCCACCTTCAGGTGGTCATGGATTTGATATTTATAGAGAACTTGGTGCTACAAGAGTTTTAATCTATTCTAGATTTGAAAATGATAGTATAGATCCTGATTTTATTACGGGAAATCAATTTGCTAGAGTTGGAATTATCAAAAATCCAACATTTTATAATTCAACAACAATACTGACAAAACAAAAAGCAAGTGCATTATATGCATTAAAATTGACTGGTATTACAACTTCTACCACCTTTACTTTGGACTCTGAAATTACACAAACTATAGGTGTTGGATCAACTTCTGTTGGAAAAGTTGCATCATGGGATAACATAACTGGGGTTTTAAAATACTGGCAAGAAAAAAATCCTACAATATCAACACAAAGAGATGCTTATAATAATCCAATAACTCCCAAATATGGATATCAATTATTCAACTTTACTGCAGACCCAGATACCGGAGGCACTGTTACAATTGTTGGTGGATCAAGCAACTTGGCAATTCAAACTTCATTTGGAACTAGTGATAATCCAGGCATATCAACAGAGATAAATAACAATACCTATTATCTTGGACAAACTTTTATTAAAGGTGTTGCTGCACCAGAGGTTGAAAAATATTCTGGAGACATACTTTATATTGATAATAGACCATCTGTGATCAGAACTTCCAATCAAAAGGAAGATATTAAAGTTATACTGCAATTTTAATTCTCATGCCACAAGAAACTAATTTAAATAGAACACCATATTTTGACGATTTCAATCCAGATAAGGATTTTCATAAAGTTCTTTTTAAACCCGGATATTCCGTTCAAGCTAGAGAATTAACAACTCTGCAATCAATATTGCAAAACCAAATTGAACAATTTGGAACTCATTTTTTTAAAGAAGGTTCTAGAGTTATACCTGGCGCTGTTACTTATAGTTTAAGTTATAGAAGTGTACAAATAGATCCAACTTTTTTAGGATTGCCAGTAAGTTTATATCAAGATCAATTGATTGGGAAACAAATAAGAGGATCTGTAAGTGGAGTTACGGCAACCATTGCAAATATTGAAAAAAATACAGATACTGATAATATAATTCTTTATATAAATTATGAAAACTCTGGTAGTAACTTTATCGATAATCTATTTTCTGATGGTGAAAATTTGATCACTCTTTCAGATATAACATTTGGATTATCAAATATTATACCTTCAGGTGAAGAATTTGCTAAAACTGTTAGTTCTAATTCAACTAACATTGGATCTGCTGTTTTTATATCTGAAGGAGTTTATTTTATTCGGGGTTATTTTATAAGAGTTTCTAATCAAACTTTAGTTCTTGATAGATTCTCAAGCACTCCAACTTATAGAATTGGTTTATTTGTAAATGAAGAAATAGTTTCTGCAGATCAAGATGATAGTTTGTACGATAATTCTAGAGGATCTTCAAACTACACAGCTCCTGGAGCAGATAGATTAAAAATATCAGCAGTTTTGTCTAAAAAAGAAATTGATAATTTTGAAGATGAAAATTTTATTGAATTATTAAGACTTAATTCGGGATCTTTAGAAAAAATAGTAGATAAAACTCAATACAATATTATTGCTGAAGAATTGGCAAGAAGAACTTTTGATGAATCTGGAGATTATTACATTGCTCCATTTTCAATTGTAATGAAAAATACGTTAAATAATAGAATTGGAAATGACGGTTTGTTTTTTCAAAATCAATTAACAACAAATGGAAATGTACCATCAGATAATCTGATGACATATAAAATTTCACCGGGAAAGGCTTATATAAGAGGATTTGAAGTTGCAAAAGATAATCAATCTTTTATTGATATAGAAAAGACAAGAACAATATCCCGTGTTGAGTTAGAAGGTATTGGATTTAATGCCGGACCATCTATTTTTGTAAACAACGTTGTTGGTCAACCAACAGTTGGCATAGCCACAACTGCATTTTTAAGTTTAAGAAGTCAGAGAAGAGGGATAGGCGTTGGTGCGTCGGGCAGTGAAATAGGTGTAGCAAGAGCTTATGATTTTAATTTTGTAAGTTCTACTGGTATAACTACAACATATCAAATTAGGCTTTATGATGTTCAAACATATACTACTCTTGGATTAAGCACAAATATCAATCTACCAGGATCCTCATTTATTGAGGGAAAAACAAGTGGGGCAAGAGGATATGTAAAAACTGCAGTATCTAATTCCACTATAGTAACTTTATACGATGTAACCGGAAGATTTTCTAAAAATGAAGCAATCGCAGTTAGTGGAATTGGAACTTATGGACATCTAGTAAAAAGTATCAAAGATTATAAATTATCTGATGTTGTTTCAGTTTTTTCCTACAGAGACACTGCAACTAATAATGCAGGATTTAATGCAGATATTTCTTTAGATGTGGAAATTACACCAACATTAAATATTGTCAACTCTGCGTCAAATATAAACATTCCGTCATTTACAATTAGTGCAAAAGATCCAGATACTGGAATTTCGACAGTAACATCAACAACGACAAACTTTATTGGTGTTGCAACTGTAGGAAATGTTGTAAGTTATACAAGACCTGGATTTTCAACAGTTACTTTTAATTCAATATCATCAATTTCAGCAAGTGGTAGAATTCTTGGTTTAACTAGTGTTACAACTGTACCAGGAATTTGTAATGGAGACACGACCACAGTACAAATAACAACGTCAGATTTATCAATTCGTTCATCCAGAATTCAAAATACTACAGACTCTTCTTTTACTGCAAGATTATCAAAATCAAACGTACAAACAATTGATACAGAAAATACCGATGTTTCTTTAAAAAGGCAATATAACATTGCTTCCTTTAGTGGAAATGTAATTACTGGGCCTGCATTAGAAACTGATTTCATTTACGAACCATTCAGCAATGAAAGATACACTTTAACTTATGCTAATGGAAAAATTGAAGAATTAACTTCGGATAAATTCATTTTCACGAACGGATTCAAAAATTTACAAATTAAAAATTTAAGTGAATCTTCCGGATCAAATGCAACTCTTATTGTTTCTTTGAAGAAAAGTAAG